TCGTCGGTGCCGCGGATCACGAACCGCAGATCGACGGTCGAGTCTTCGCTGATCGTCGTTTCGCGGCTGTCCCATTTCTCGTGAACCGTGACGGGCATTGGTGGTGACCGGTGTCCTCATCGTTCCTCAACCAAACACGAGCCCGCTCTGCCGGGCTTCATCCAGAATGCGGCGGGTGTTCTTCGCGGTTTCCTCAGTGGCTTTGGCAGTGCGTTCTTCGGGTGAGCCACCACCGAGGCCGCGTACGGCGGCGGCGTTGAATGTGCCAGTGACGCTGATGCGTTCCTGCGTCTCCTGCAGTTGCTCGCCGGCTCCGTTGAGCTGCTGCTGGAGTTGCTGGATCAGATCACCCGGCGATTGAGCCCGCGCAGGGCCGTCGCCTGTTTCGGGTTCCGACTGCCGTCTCGCTGCGGCCGCCTGCTCGATGGCCTGCTGCCATTCACGACGGGCCTGCGTGAGAGCGTCTTCCGACTGCTGCACGTCGGAGCGAAACTGCTCGGAATGTCGATCCTGTTCGGCGACGCGTTCGCGTTCGAGTTCGTCGAGCGTGCCGGAACGCTGCTGCTCGATCTCGCTCAACCGCTCTCGGCGTTGCTGCTCACGCTGAAAGATCCGTTCGTCACGCGACCGGTCTTCCGAAGCGTTCGCCGAAGTTGTTTCTTCCGTGATGCGAGCGACCTCGGCGTCGACATCCACGTCGTCGTCGAACAGCGACTTTAGTTTGACCCACGCCGTACGGATGAAGCCGACGGCCGTGTTCCACGTCTTTGTCAGACCGGTCGTGAAGATCGCCCAGGCATCGGCCAGGAAGTCAATGGTCTCCGTCCACGCCGACTGCAGCCCGGCCCAGCCTTCGGTGGCGATCGCGGCGGTGCTGAAGACGGCTTCCGTCCACGTCGTCAGAAACGTGTTCTTGACGGTTGCCCAGATTCGGTTGAGAGCATCGACACCCTTCTGCCATTGCAGCTTGAGTGACAACCACAGAATGCGAGCGGCCAGTCCGATGTCACCGGCGGCGAGCGCGTCGCTGATGCCCTGCCACGCGGCGAGCGCTTCGTCTTTCAGGACGGCGAATTTGTCACCGAGCCACGCCAGTGCCTGACCGCCGGCATCCGTCGATGTAATGAGATAAGCCGCGAGTGCTCCGACGCCGGCGATCACCAGTCCGATCGGCGACATCAGCGCCGCGATCGCCGAGCCCACGAGACTGAACGCGCTGCCGATGCCGGTGAGTACGGACGCCAGTGCTCCCAGCGTCGCGCCGAAGCCCGAGACCACTGAGCCGATCAACACGAACGCCAGCCCGGCGGCGACCACAGCCGCGGCGACTTTCGCCAGCACGACGACCAGCCCGCGATTCTCTTTGATCCACTCGCTGACCATTTTCACGGCGTCGGCCAGTGCGGTGACCAGCGGAGTGACGACCGGCAGCAGAGCCGATCCGATCTCGACGGCAGCGTCCTCGACCTTCGCCTGCAATGCCTTCATCTGGTTGGCGAATGAACCGGCCGAGCGTTCGGCATCACCCTGCGCGGCGGTCGTGCCGCGCATGATGATGGCCAGTCGCGACATCACCTTCTGCTGCTCCGTCGCGTGACGCGGATCGATGCCCTGATTGAGCATCTCCTGTTTCACTGCGGTCTCGTTGACGATCACGCCGTACTTCTTCATGACCTCGCTCGACCCCGTCAGTGCCGCGTGCAGATCACGGAGCACATCGGAGTCGGTCATGTTGTTGAACGAAGCCAGGTCGATCGCCAGACCGGTCAACTGCTGACTCATCGCCGTCGCGCTGGCGTCATCGAAGCCGATCGGGACCAGCAGGTCCTGTGTGCCGGCGAGGAAATCGGCGACCTGCTTTTTCGAGCGGCCCATCTGGCCGGCGAACTGATCGCTCCAGTTCTTGACCGCCGGTGCGTTGTCACCGAAGACGACGTTGAACTTGTTCATCGTCTCTTCCATGTCGCTGCCGGCCTTCACGGCAAACGACAGTGGAGCGGCGACCAGCGATCCGGCAGTCAGCAGTTTCGTGCCGATGGCTCGGGCCGACGCACCGAACGCCTGCAGTCTCTTCCGCGCGGCGTTCAGGCCACGAACGAGTTTCGAGTCGTCGGCGAACAGTTCGACAAAGGCGCGACCTGCGCGGATGCCGGAAGCACTGGCCATGTCAGTCCTCCGGCGCCGCATCGGGGCGGCGTTGCTGGTCCACGAAGATCGTCTTCAACAGCATGATGCTGGCCTTGGGCAGTTCGCCGCGTCGGGCGGATTCACGAGTGAGCGGATGAAAGTCGGCGGGCCGGAACGTCCGGCTCTTCTTCGGGTCGCGATGGCAGTTGGCCAGCATCGCCAGCACGGCGGACGTGTGATTCCACTCCTGCCGGATGCGCGCTTCGGCCATGCGGATCAGTTCACGCAGCGTCAGCCGTCCGGGATCGAGGCCGAGGACTCCGGCGAGTTCGCTGATGAAGCGGTCAGCGTCTCGACCACCGACGACGGCACGGCCGCTTTGTCCGAGCTGCCGCTCGAGAGTGTCGTTGAGGCCGCCCTCTGGTTCAGCACGGTTTCCACGACTGAAGAAGGATCCAGTTGATGGATCGCGGACTCGGCCTTCTCCAGCAGTCCGTCCGCGACCGTGTTCGTCTTGCGGATCAGTTCCTGCATCGCCGCCCGCTGCCGGGCATTCGGGAAAAAATCCGACAGTTCCGCCAGCAGTGCGGCTGTCGCGTGGCCAATGGCGTCGCCGGCCATCGAGCGACCGAAGTCCTCATCGGTGATTTCCTTCGCGTCCGCTTCCGGTTTGCACACGCAGTACAGGACATCGACCAGCAGCACCGGGTCGTCATGCAGTTGCGCGAGCAGCCTGCAGCCGTCGTCAAGCACGTCGAGCAGATTGACTTCGACCAGTGATCGGACACGCCGGATGGCATCGACATTGATCGTCACCGTCCACTGGCGGCCCGCATTGTCCTGAAACGTCTTCATCCCTGAATTCCCCGAAGAACACTTGCCTTTCAACACTCACCTCTCCGCCTCATTACGGCACCGTCATCCACTCGGGTGCGTTGGCTGAGTAGGTTGGCTTGGCAGTGACACTGACCGTGATGGCCTGCTCGAGCGGCTCGCTGCGGGTCAGCTTGGTGATGGACATCGTGGCCCGCAGTCCCTGCGTGCCGGTCGACGTGACGTCGCCGTCCATGACCGCGAATTCGACGGTCGTGTTGTTGAAGTACGCGTCCTGAATCGCGGTGAAGCCGGCGTCGGCCGGGTCCCAGACCATTTCGAACTCGATCGAGCCGTCTTTCAGTGCCGCGATCGTGGCCCGCCAGCCAGCGTTGCCGCGCGTGGTGACATCAGCCTCGGCCGCTTCGAGGTTCAGCGTCAGGTCTTTGACGTTCGTCATCTCAACCCATGTCGGTGTCGCGTACGTCCCGGTGTTGCGGTACAGCTTTGCTTCCATTCCGAGTTTCATGAGGGCTCCAGTTCTGTCAGGAGATGTTGTTCCCAAAACCGGACTCGTTGTCCGGATCGTGTTTCTTCAGCCACGCCTTGCGGTCCTCGCGGGCCTCTTCATTGCTGTCGCGATCGAGTCGATCACGCAGCGCCTTGCCAACCTTCAGCACATGCCGGGCGATCGAAAGCTTCTTCCCGAAGCCCAGCACGCCGAACTTCGCGAGCACGCCACCAAGTGACGGAATGCGCGGTTTTCCGCATGTGTCAGGAAATTACGAAAAGGCAGTTGGATAATACCCCCCCCTATGTATACTGTCTGCGTGTAACTTAGTTCTCTGCCTGTAAGGAGCTGGCCATGCTCTTCCGGCTGTTTCATTCGTTGACTTCTCGCCCATCGTCCCGCAAACGTCGGTCGCGATCTTACGCCAACTGGAACCGCGTCGAGGTCTGCGAAGAGCGGATCGTGCTCGCTCCGTCACTCAGCCTTCCGACGACCGCGGTCGATGTTGCCGAAGACAAGGAGTCTGGTGACGACATTGTCACATTTACGTTCTCTGACGCGGATTGGGTCTACATCTCAGCAGGCGACGATTCCGGCGCCTTTCAGCTCGATTATTCGCTAGGAAGCGCCACCTTGAAGGTCTATTCGCCGGAAGCAATCGACTACGAATCCCTGCCGCCATCCGTCCCGGCGGATCCATCAAGCGACCGACTGATTACGCTGACAATTACGGCCGAGGACATCACGACGTTCGAATCGGCTGAAGGGACGTTGACGCTGAAGATTCTTGATGTCGCAGAAGCGCCAACTTTTGGCACGCCACCTCCTGGTGGATTCACCTTCACGATCTCAGAAGTCGCACTGACAGGGGATTCCGTAGGCACTGTCCCAGTCAGCGACCCACAGGGAGATTATGTGTCGCTCACTGTATTCGAAGGCGATATCTCCGATCCGACTACCTGGGAGCAAAGCAGCACGTTCTTTGCCTATGACGATGGGTTGGGAGGTGCCGTCATCGAGGTAAACGATGGCATGCTTCTCGACTATGAGACGACCCCAACGTATGACCTCATTCTTGAGGCGAGTGACATGACCGAGTCCGACACCGTTGCCGTCACGGTCAATGTTACGGATGAGCATGATTGGGACGATGTCATGGGTCCTGGCATCTACGTCGCGGACAGAAGGGTGTTCAACATACCCATATCTCCTCATCATTCTGCCGTGGTCATTATCCCCACAGATCAGGCCGCTTGGGAAAACCACCCAAGTTTCACCAACACAATCTACATCGGAAAGACTGAGTATCACTACGCAACGTTGAGTGCCAAGCCATCGGCAGGAAAACTCGAAAGCCTGTTGAACTGGTCGGATGACGATCCTGCAAACCTGGATGTTCTGGAGCTGTTAAGCCACGGGAGCACACCAGAGAATACGGTTATACAAACATTTCTTGATCGAGACGCCGCCTATGCCGACAACCTGAATTACGGGTTGCGACCCGAAAACACACCGGAAGTAGATTACAACTCAAACAGTTACGTATCGGGATTACTGGAGGCTGTCGGTATGCTCACAGAATTGACGTACTCGACTGATGGATCGCTTCGGCCCGGTTGGGATACGCCAGTTGAGCCATTCTTTTTTGGGATAGGCACATGATAGCAAGACGGAAACACCGGGTTCTCTACGAATTGCTTATTGCGATTGCCGTCATCTCTGGAAGTGTGAAATCGCTTGTATGCGCAGAGACTCGTCCGCAAGTCCCGGATTTCAACGGTATCCACCCGAGGGCTGCTGTCTCTCAGTACGTGGATCTGTTACCCGCGGATTCGGAGTCACTGCTTGTCATCAACCAGAAGTATCGAATTCCGGCTTCGATCGAAGATGGAACGGATTATGAGCCGCTAGCTGAGTTCTGTCTTTCCGGTCTGCTTTCATGCTGTGATCGAAAGCAGCTCGGCGGGAGCGAATTCTCGTTGTGTATCGCCGGTGCTCGGAGATTCCGATCACGAGACGGCCTCGGATTGATTGCGTTTGAGGGGGCGCAAATATTCGTTTTTCGTGACGGCGAAAGAGCCGTCGATCGAATAAGAATTGCAATTAACCGGTCAGACAGCAGTCAGTTGGCACATGGGTACCATGTAGCCACATTTTCTTCAGAGGTGTCGAATACAGGAGCTTCGTCGGTCCATGTCGCTGAACTCTCAAACAATGTTTTCGTTTCAGCAAATAGCAAAGGGTTTTTGATTGAGTTGCTGTCACGGACAAGGCTGAAGAATAAAAAGACGGTGGCGTTTCCCGCATCTCTTGTCGAGTGGAACGGCGTTCCAGCCCAGAGCGGGATTTGGGGAATCCGGCATTACAGACAACGAAGCGAAGAGTTCACCGGCGATCCAACCTCACCGTTTGAGACGATTCCGACTGGCTTGATCGGCGAAGCAAAGCCAATCGGATTTGCGGCGTCGCTCGACTACAAACAGAAGAAGGTCACGGTCAACCATTGGTCGCGTGGCCGCAAGTCCGAACAAGTGGCGCGGCAGCTATGGGCGGCCGGTTTGCCGAAAGGCGATGTCGGAGTGGCGACAGCGTCTCCGGGCGTGACTACTGTGACAATCACATTGTCAGGGAAGGTCGCTGCACCAGAAGATTCGGCAATTCTGTTCACCGTGCTCATGATGTTGGGCTATGGAATGGCGGTATAGCTACGACTACCTGAGTGCCAATGCCTCGGCAACCCGCAAGAGGAGTACAGCCGGCGTTGTCTGTCCATTGCTGCAGGCCATGCGTTACCTCACCGAATCCCGCCACATCGCGGACAGCTTCGGCCGCTCGCGATCGAATGCCGGCCCCATGAAAGGACGCGGCTGATATCGTTTCCGGATGCGTCGATCACGCCGCTTCAGCGTGACCACGCCGCCGTGTTCCAGCGTCTCCGGAGCGTTCGTGCTGCCGCTCAGCCGCGCCGGGCCAATGACGACACTCGACTTCACCGGCTCGTAAACAAAGAAGATGTTCCGCTTCAGTCGACCGGTGTGATCCGACGGAGGCGAGCCCGGTGGAGCCGGACGCTTCCGCTTTCGAATGCTCGATCTCGCCCCGCGCCGGACGTACGCCCCGAACCGGGACAGCACACGCCGCTGCGCACGGTCGACGGCATTCCTCACCGCCGGCCGGTCGAAGAACCACCGGTGGTGGATTGTCAGGAAGGACGACCCGCTTCCTGTTGCGGCCGAACCAGTATTCGTTCCCGGTAGAAACGATGCGGCCGTGCCGCTCTTCGCGGGGCCAATCTGCACACCGAGCATTCCTGCCACTTACCTCATGATTCGAAAGGTGATCGTGATGACGCTGGTGAACTGCCGGAGCTGTTCCAGATGCTCGGGCGAGTACACCGGCACGTTCTCTGTCTTCAGCCATGCCGCGTATGGCGGCTCGGTCAGTCGCTTGAACCGAAACAGGTCGGCCAGTTCCTGCACGAGCCCCAGCAGCGTGTCGACTTCCGCGTTGCTGACTGCATCGAGTTTCTTCTGCACGGCGATGTCGATCGCGTAGTCGTGCTGGTTGTGACCTCGTCCACCCGGCAGCGTGGTCACGCCGCGCGGCACGACCGTGACGTGCAGGTTCTGCATGTCTTCCAGATCGAAGACCGGCAGAAATGTCCGCTCGGCAGTCACCGACTGACTGAGTTCCGCCTCATTGATTCCGGCAACGACGGCGTCGGCGATGTCACTGATGATCGACATGCTTAGGTGGTCTCCGTCCCGGTCAGCTTTGTGTGAATCCTCAATGTCCGGCGGTACGCATCGCTGTACCGCCACGGTGGCTCCTTGCCCGGAGCCATGACTTCGTACGTGAACGTGACCGACCCGATCGTTTCCCGGACGCGGTCTCCCCGATCCGGCAGAGTCTGCGTACCGTCCAGGACCAAACTCGCTGCCGGAACGAGGAAGTCCCGAGACTCCGTGCGTTCGAGAATCCCGACCCCGTCGTCGATCTCGAAGACCGTCCGGCCGATCGATGCCGGCACCTCGACCGTGCTTGCACCACGCTGGTACTCGACCGGTCGGGACGCATGAGCGACCCGCTGGTCTTCCAGCCAGTTGGAGCCTCGTTCGAGGATGTCGGCCATTTATCTGTCTCAATTGCCTTTCGGCTGATGTTTCTGGGGCCGCGCCCGTCACAGTTCCGGGCGGCAGCCCGATCAAACCGCCACTGGCGGCTTACTGATTGATCCGCACGCGGACCGTGGTGTCATCGTCACTGGCGTCCGCGATCGACTTGCCGAGTGCCTTGTTGCCTCCGGCGTTGTCATCACTGGTCGCCTGCTGCGCGATCTCGTCCCAGAACAGACTCGTTCCCGATGTGACCGCGGTGGCTGCACCGGTCGCCTTGGGAAAGTCGAACACTCCCTCGACCGCGAGGGCTCCGGGCTGCCCCGCCTCAATGTCCAGCTTCGCCACGCCAATGAGGTCGCCCTGGACGACCACGTCGCCGGCCGCCACAGCCGCTCCCGGCGTGTGGTCGATGGACGCTCCTTCCTGTCGAAAAACTGCTGTCGCCATGCATCCTGCTCCTGTCGAGTGAACTGGTCCGTGTCAGCCGGACGATTACGCGGCGCCTTTGCTCTTCACACCGGCCCGCTTCTCCTGCAGAGCGACTCCGAAATCGAAGTAGCCTCGCCATTGCATGCCCAGCGTGTTGAACGAGGATTCCTCGCTCTCGATGTAGGGCACACGTCGCCCGCGCAGATAAATGACCTCAATGACCGCCGCGTCAGCCGGATCGGCCAGCAGATACCATGCGGTGTCACTGCTGCCCGTGAGCGACTGAGCGTTCAGCCAGGGCGTCGCCACCGGACGGAATTTGCCGGCATGTGGGTTGCGATTCGGTTTCGGCTTGTTCGCCGTCGTCGTTTCGTTGACGGTCACGTCGTTGTAGAGCTGATCGCCGACCGTCTTCAGCGACGTCGGAACCAGCAGCACTCCAGGCGTCATCGAGACCGGATCGCCGTTCTCGTCCTTCTGGTCGAAGAACATCTGCTCGGCGGTCGTCAGCGAATTGATCTGCAGATTGCTGTCGGCACCGGCGAAGTAGTTCCCATTGCCGGCACTGAAGAACGCATTGGCATTGGCCAGCAACAGACCGAAGCCGACCTTCTGCAGCTTGATCGCGGACTGCCGTCCAATCAGACGAGGGAGACGCAGGAAGGCGCCCAGGTCGTCGTTGATCATCATCTGCCGCGTCAGCGACAGCATCGTGCCGTAGGTCTCGACCTGATTCTGGAACGTCTCTTCGCTGAGAGAACCATGCTTCAGTTCGCCATCCGGTCCGACTTTCTGGAACTCACCCAGTCCCGTCAGGCGGTAACTGGTGACCTGCTTGAAGTCATTGGCATCGGCCTGTGCCGCAATCTGACCGAGCACGTTGTCGACCGCCTCGAACGAAGCCAGCATCGTCCGGTTGGCCACGTTCGACAGGATCCCCGACAGTGAGACCGTTGAGAATCCACCCGACGCGGTCAGCTTGCGATCGGCCGCCATCGCTGCGCGAATGAAGTCGTTGTCCACGAGTCCCGGCTGCACGTGCATTCCCGCTGCGCGGATCACGGCGTGCATCAGGTAATGCAATCCGATGCCGCGCAAGTCCCGGCCTAGTGCCGCGTTCATCGCGCGTTCGCTGAACAGTTCCCCGCACTTCCGCTCGGGCATACTGGCCGACAGACACAGCGCCGCCTCGATGGCTTCCGCATCCGGTCTCGACTCACTTCGTGAGTGAATGGCCGGTCCCTGAGGGCGTGTCGCCCGCAATACTTCGAGTTCGGTCCGCATGTCGTCCCACCCTTCCGCGATGGCTCGAGCTTCGATGTCGGTATCCCTGCCGCCACAGATCTTTCGAATGCGGCCGACACGCTGCGTTTCCGCCGCCAGTTCGGCACGCAGGGCGGCCACGGGGTTCCCGTCGTCAATGACGTCCGTGGTCGCATCCGCTTCCGTGCGTGCCCCGCGTGTCGCGAACAGAGATTGCAGGCTCCGTTGCTGGCGTTCGCTCAAGTTGTCCGCATCAAACCCCTGAGCCGTTACCCAATCGGCAAACTCCGGGTTCGACGGTGGCGAGGTTTCTTTCTGCGTCGCCGCTTCCAGCGTGGCGGCAATCTCGGCCGAAGTCTGATCGTCGGCTCCGAGCACGACGAAACTGACCTCGCCGAGCGACGCCCGTCGGGCAATGTTGACCGGACCACTGACCTCTCGCCCGTTGACCTCGACTGTGCTTCCCGCCGGAACGAATTCCACATCGTCGGCGCGGGCTCCGATCGAAGCCTGCCACGCGAAGCCACGGTCACTCAATGCAATCACTCGCTGCACCTTGCCCGAGTCTCCCAGCACCTCGCCGCTGACCAGCAACTGGTTATCTTCGACTGTGATGCGGTCCGTCTGTCCGAGCACACAGTCCACATCCCGCGTGTGATCCAGCAGGATCGGCCGACGCTGGAGACCGACATCCATGCCGTTGAGATCCACGACCACCGGATGTTTCCAGCCGGTGAGCTTCATGGCTCCGCCCGTGTAGGCGACCATCCGAAACCGCCGCTGCCGGCCGGGTTCGTTCTCGGCCGCCGCTTCGATCTCCAGTTCCGCAGCCTGCAGCCGCAGCGATGGTCCGTCAGGCGGCTGTGGGGACAGTTTCTGCATCGTCTTCCTCGACATCCTGTGAGGCATTGTCATCCGGCGGAACGTCCGCCAGTCCGAGTTCCTTCATGAGCTGCAGCTCAGCAGCCCGCTGCCGCAGTTGTGATTCCCAGTCCTGACCGCGGCGCGCGTATTCATCCGCAAGCGTGGTCGTGTGAGACTTCAGCCGCGTGGCCTGAGCGTTGGCCTCTTTGGCGGGATCGACATGCTCGTGGCCGTCCCAGAACCACTGGTGCGGCCAGTCTGCGATCGGACCCAGCCCGGCCGGGAGCAGGTCGGGGATCAGTACCGCTTCATCGAGCCATGCGGCGAGAATGCGGTCCAGCACGCGGCACTCGAGGTGCGATTGATCGACCCGAATCGACTTGAAGTACGTCTGATGATCGAGGCGACCGGATGCGTAGTTGTAGCCCGACGAATTGGCCGCAGCGACGTTGTACGGCATGTTGAGACACCGCGCGATCTCGTTGAGCAGTTCGCGTTTGAAATCGGCGTATGTGCCGGACGGATGCTCCGCATGGAGTTGCGACATCTTCCAGCCGCCGGGCATGGTCAGCAGCAGGTTGCGATCGAGCTGAATCTCATCCAGCGGCTCAACCGCATCGGCTTCCCCGTTGGCCGGTGCGTCGGTGTAGAGAATTCCGGCGAAGTAAGCCGCGGCCTTGGCTGCATCGAGCGTCGCCAGGGAGTAGTCCCGCAGCATCGCAAACAGTGGCAGAGCGGGAGTGATCTCAGGAACGCCGCGACGCTGTCCGGGTCGGTCGGTCCGGAACAGGTGAATGACTGCGGCTGCCGGCACGCGGTCGTACTCGACTCCGGGCACAGTCACTGCATCGCCCGGATGACTCCGCAGGACGTGGTACTCGACCGCGTTTCCGCTGCCGTCCAGCACGATGCCATCGACGGCATTGTGATCAGACAAGTGTGGTGCTTCGGGAGTAGCAACCTGCTCGGCTTCGACAAGCTGCAGATCGAGCTGAATGGCCGTCGGCAGAGCGGGGTTGTTGATCAGCACGGCGAACGCCTCGCCATCGGTCGTCTGAGCCATCCGCAGCGTGCGGAGTTTCCCGGCCAGATCGATGGCCTGTGCCCATCGCTGGAATTCGCGTTCGATGCGGCGATTGGCCTCGCCATCACCGGTCAGCAGTTGCAGTCGCGGCCCGGTGCCGATCACGTCGTTGGCGAGTGTCAGCACAATCCCGCGGGCGTAGCTGTTGTTTGCCACTTCGTAGCGGGACCGGTTGCGCAGAATCCGCCGCACATCGGCACTGTTGGCGGCCGACGCCGACAGACCATCCGCGTTCGACCAGTGACGACGATTGTCCGGCGTTGTCGCCGCCGCGTCGTAGCGGCCGCGAACGAACTGACCAGAGCCTCCCGAATGGGACGCCTTCGCCAGTCGCGATCGCGAGATGTTTCTGAGCCACGCAAACACTTTTTCACGACTCCATTGCACCGAAGTGGGTCAGCCAGACTCTCTTTGCACATTCGAGCGGTAGCTCGAACAAAGGGCTCTCAGCCCGACCCCGGAGGCACGAGCTTGTTGAACCGCAGGCCGCGAGTCTTCGACTTCGCGGCGTCCTTCGAGCACAGGTGGCGGTCGGCGGCGATCTGGTCGGTCAGCTTGTGCTGTTCCATGCTGCCCGAATCACCGGAAGCCTTCGCCGGGCCGGCAGCGTTCTCGCGAATGGTCTCGTCGAGTGATTCCGCCACGTCCCAGTCTCCTGCGCTAACGACACCTATTGCCGTCTACCGGAACACATAGGCCGTTCGCAGAAGAACTGTCCGCATTCGGCGGTGAATCTGGGAAATCGTTCCAGATGTGGAACTGCAACCGCTGGCCCTTACTGGAGACATACGCGGTGCGGCTGAGAGTTGTCCGTTTTCCGGACGGATTTCATGGATGGTTCCAGGCATGGAACCCAAATCGCGAAGGCAGCCGAAAGCGGGCGAATACAACAGAAACTTCTCGCAAGCCGATCGGTCTGGTCACACACGGATTGCGTTTGGACGATCAGGTCGCGAGGCATGATTGAAATTGTGGCGAATCAGTTCGACTGCGCTCGGAAAGTGCGTTTCGGCGATCTGTGAATCGAATTGTGATCTGCTTCGGCGTACACGACCGGAAGCACTTCGGCATCTTGGGAGTTGGGTTAAAGAGCCCGATCCGAGCGTCCTCAAATTGATCACGGACAACAACGCCATAGACCATTTTTTCGTGCAGCCGGTCGATCCGACCGGGTGCAGTTGCGTGACCGCTGCAGATTGCGAGAGTCGCGGTCACCCGAGGCACGAACGAACTCAAGGTGGAACTCTACAAAGTCGTTCCTGAAAAAGTGGCTTGAGTAACGAATACAGTCCTGGCTCGTCGGAATTGGATGTTTTAGATTGCAGGGAATTGAATGGTGTTGATTCGAAACCTTGCATTTTGAGGCAGGCATGAAGCCGCGATCTCGACCGGAAGACAGCCAGCTTGATTTGTTTCGGGCTGATTTTGATCAGTTGCTGAACCTTGATCATCCGTTGTGTGTGCTGGCTCGGAAGATTGACTGGAGTCGGTTCGACGTTGCGTTCGCTGAGTGTTACTCGGAGAAAGATGGTGCGCCCGGCAAGGACATTCGTCTGCTGGTAGGACTTCATTATCTGAAGCACACGTTCAACGTTTCCGATGAATCGCTGCTGGAACGATGGGTCGAGAATCCTTACTGGCAGTACTTCTGCGGCTTCTCAACGATGCAGCACAAGGTGCCGTTGCATTCGACCTGTCTGACGAAGTGGCGGCAGCGAGTGGGCGCCGACAGGTTGGCTGTTCTACTGAACGAGACAGTGGCGATCGCTGTTCAGGACAAACTGGTCACGCCGAAAGAGCTGGCTCAGGTCAACGTCGACACAACGGTTCAGGAAAAGAACATCACCTACCCAACAGATTCAAAGCTCTACTTTCGGGCGATCGTCAAGCTGGCCGATGCAGCACAGGATCGTGGCGTGAAGCTGCGACAGACTTACCGTCGCGTTGCGAAGAAAGCGGCAGTGATGGTTGGCCGCTACGCTCATGCCAAACAGTTCAAGCGCATGCGTCGACAACTGAAGAAGCTACGAACGTGGCTGGGGCGGGTGATCCGCGATATCCGTCGCAAGGTGTCGACGCCGGATCCCAGTCTGGAAGAACTGCTGCAGTTGTGCGAACGGCTCCACGCTCAGCAACGAACGGATAAAAAGAAACTCTACAGCCTGCACGAACCCGAGGTGATGTGTATCAGCAAGGGCAAGGCCCATAAGCGGTACGAGTTCGGTCAGAAGGTGTCGGTGACGACGACCAATCGCGGCAACTGGATCGTTGGCATCAACCTGTGCGAAGGTAACCCTTACGACGGACACACGCTGGCCAAAGCGATTGCCACGACCGAGCGCGTTACCAGCGTTCCCGTCACGAATGCCTTCGTTGACAAAGGATACCGCGGTCACGGTTATCAAGGCACTGCCACCATTCATCTGGCCGGCAGCAGCACTCGCCGGTTGACACGAACTCAGAAGCAAAGGCGCAAACGCCGCAGCGCCGTAGAACCGAAAATCGGTCACCTGAAAACCGACAACCGCATGAGCCGCTGCTTCCTGAAAGGCCTGGCAGGAGACTCGATCAACGCCGTTCTGGCTGCCGCAGGATCAAATCTGATGAAGCTGCTGCGCGAAATCGCGCACGCGCTGATCTTCTGGCTCTGGAACCGCCTGGTTGACCGCCCCACGCTTCCGATCAACCGCTGCTCTCACCCAATGGCCACCCTCTGAAAATCGCGAGACCATCACCGCCGTGCATCAGGGAACTCACGCCAATGACAAACAGGCTTTTTCAGGGACGACTACAAAGGCCTACCGCGAATTCTGATTACGATGCTCCAATCAGACCTGTCGGACGTTGGTCGAGTCTGGCGGGCCTCTTGGGCACTCGGTTGAATGGTCCGAATTATGGGGACTTCTTCTTCGAGTCTGCCTTGCTGAGGAACTCGGCCGCGAGTTTCGTGTTGCCTCTATATTCGTGTAGAGACGCCACACGACGATAGAGACCAACCAGGAGACCGTTCGAGACCCCGGCGCGACCATTTCTCGCGATGAAATCTTCAAGGTCTCGCAGGGCTGTCTCAAGTTGCTGGATCGCTTCGTCGGGACGATCCTGGCGTCGAAGCAGATTGGCAAGAATCCAGCGGGTCCGGGCGTGAGCGACCTCAAACAGGGCATTTCCGGGTGACTTGCCGCTCAGCGACTGCCAGTCATCGACGGCGGCAGTGAGGCTCGCTTCTGCTTGAGCGGTGTTCTCGGTGAACGAATAGTGGGCCCCAAGTTTGTGTCGCGTTGACGCGAGGAGAAGGTGATACGGGAGCGATGTTGGAAAACGCTCGTGCAGCCGGCTTGCCATAACTTCGGACTCATGCAGGTCGGCGGCGTCCTGCATGGACAGCGGTTTCGTGACGGATTCTGGAGTGATTGCGAGCGCATCCGCAAGGTGTAGACTCACGTCGGGTTCGGTGGGCGATCCGGACTGCAATCGTCGAAGTATCGCCACTGCTTTCTGTTTCGAAGTGGTGGCGAGTTGCGGGTCGTCAATGGCCCACGCGTAGGTGAGGATGTTGCTGTAACATCGCGCAAGAGCGAGTGTGCCGTCCTTGTTGTCAGGTTGCTCCTCAGTCAGTTGAGTCAACGTATCACGCGCTTGCTCGAAGTCAGCGAGCAGCCCTTCCGGCGGCGTGTTTGAACGCTCGGTTCCTCGCCGACGGGGGCCTCGACGGGTCTGTTCGTAGTGATGTTCGGCAGACCAGGCATTGATGATCTGCGTCAGGGTTACTCCCCGGGCAAGGCGAGCGCTGGGGCTGGATCGAGCCCCGGCACTCAGCGTGTCCAATCGCGTCAGGGATTCGCGAAAGCTCGCAGACGCCTGATCGAAGCGGCCAGATAAGAGCTGAACTCGGCCTGTCCCGTTTCCTGCCTTAATGGCCAGCAGCGATGCAGCCAGTTCGTTATTAGAACGACTTGCGTTGTCGAGAACTTCGAGGCATCGCTTCCAGGCTCGTACGGCTTCATCATTTCGTGCAAGGCGGTAGTGAATATCACCAATGCGGTAGTGCACCCGGGCGGTGTCGATGTCCCAGGAGCGTGACTGGTCGTTCCGGATCGCAAACTCGTCGTAGAAACCAAGCAGGCTTTGCAGCAGTTCTGCATCGGCTTCGGCCAATCCGCCGCTGAGAGCGACTGGCGCAGTCACGTCGCTGGAAATACGGATTGATTGCGGAAGTTCACGCGAACCGATCTGGTCGGCGATCTTTTCGAACGCACGCAGAGCTGTCAGGAGATTCTGTTCGGCTCGGTCAGATTCTTCGCGGGCGCGGTCGCGCTCAAGACGGGCCTGTGCCGCCGCATCGATGGCGTTGGTTGCTGACTGGCGGGCCTGACCGAGGGCTTCGTCAACCTGCTCATAAGCCGTGCGAAGGTGGAAGTAACCGAAGGTAGAGAGCAATGTCACTGCGATTAGAAGTGTGGCCGTTGCCGCGGACAATCCGGCGACGATCGGGTTGCGGCGACACCAGCGACGCAGCCGCTCAGCTTGTGAGACTCGGCGTGCGAGGATCGGGCGGTCTTCCAGAAACCGTTGCAGGTCGGCTGCGAGTTCGGCAGCAGTCTGGTAGCGATGCTGCGGCTCACGTGAGATTGCCTTCTCGATAATGAGTCCGAGATCGGCAGGGAGACCGGGCACAGTCGTTCGTATCGCGGGAGGTGAATCGCTCGTGATTTGACGCAGCAGTTTCGCTCGACTGGTTTCCGTGAAGGCCGGCTGCAACGTGGCGAACTCGTAGAGTGTCAGGCCGAGGCTGTAGATGTCGCTGCGGGCATCGCTTTCATTCTCCTGCTCGAACGTTTCGGGAGCGGAGTAGCGAAGTGTTCCGACGACATCGCCGGAGGCGGTGAGACTTTCTTCGTCGAGGAGCCGGGCGAGGCCGAAGTCCGTGACCCAGACGTGATCGTCTTCCAGCAGGATGTTGGCTGGTTTGACATCGCGGTGCAGGACGCCGGATTCGTGAGCACACG